ACAAAGACAACGTGTACCCGAAGAAGGAGCGCCGGACAGAAAAGATCGACGGGTTCATTGCGATTGTACTGGCGATGAGTCGCATGATCAGGCATCAGGCGGCGCCTAGAAGCAGGTGGGAGGAAGAGGATGCAACAGTCGCATACGTCGGCTAAGTGGCTTACCCCGTGGAGGGCGAATTCCATCCAAGCGCTCATCGGACTACTACTTGTAGTGGTGTCTGTTGGGTTTATCTACAATCTGTGGTATGCTCTCCTCGTCGGCGGTGCGCTGCTGCTAGCGCTTGCCGTAATCGTGGAGGTTGCCGTTCGTGTGGGGCATAAGCTTTGATCTTCGGCAATCTTGTAAAGCGGGCAAGTCCCGAGAATCCGACTAGCAGTCTATCGAACCCGGCGAATTGGGTTTGGGATGCGTTCGGTGCGTCTGAATCCGTTTCCGGTGTAACGGTCAATGAGCGAACGGCGCTCAACTATTCCGCCTTCTGGGCGTGTGTGCGGTATCTGTCGAATGCGATAGCGGTGCCGCCGCTCAAGGTGTACAAGAGGCAGGGCAAGGGCAGGGAGGCTGCCCGAGATCACCGCAATTGGGTGCTGTTGCATGACAGGCCCAATGCGGCGATGACCTCCTTTCAGTTCCGCCAGGTGGCGCAGGCCCACTTGATGACGTGGGGGAACTTCTATGCCGAGCGGGAGATGAACGGTCGCGGTGAGACTGTCGGACTCTGGCCGTTGCGACCGGACAGGGTGGATGTTGTGATCCGCGGGCGCGAGAAGCATCTTGCCTATCGGCTCAGCGATGGCGGGATTGTGGCGCTGAATCCTGGCGAGTTTCTGCACATTGCCGGTCTGGGGTTTGACGGCTTTGTCGGCTACTCGCCCGTGTCTCTGATGCGCGAGGCGATTGGCCTTGGCATGTCTGGGGAGAGTTACGGGGCGCGGTTCTTTGGCAGTGGCGGTCGGGTGCCGTATGTGGTGACGAGTCCTGTCCGGATGACACCAGAGGCTCAGGACAGGTGGCGCAAGCAGTGGGAGCAAGTACACGGTGGAGCTGGCGATGGGTTGAAGCGTGCCCAGCGCGTTGCCTTGCTCGATGAGGGCATGAGCGTCCAGAGTATAGGGATGCCGCATGACGATAGCCAGTTCCTCGAGACGCGGCGTTTCCAAGTGGAGGAAATGGCGCGAATCAACGGAGTCCCACAGCACAAGATTCAGAGTCTGGAGAAGGCCGACTTCTCGAACATCGAGCAGCAGGCGATTGAGGCCGTGCAAGATGCCGTCCAGCCGTGGGCCACGAATTGGGAGCAGGTGTTGAATTGGGAGTTGTTCACGCCTGCCGAGCGGAAGGTGTACTACTGCGAGTTCAACCTTGACGTTCACTTGCGGGGCGACTCGATGGCGCGAGCTGAGTCGTTGGCGATTCAACGGCAGTGGGGCATTGTGAACGCCGATGAGTGGAGAGAGAAAGAGAATATGAATCCACTGCCTGACGGGCAGGGGGAGAAATACCTCGTGCCGCTCAATATGATGGACTCTGCGGACATGAGCGCAGGGGAATCTGTAGACGTTGCCCCAGATCGGTCAATTCGCGCTGTTGCCGCCGTGGGCAACGATGAGCGCTCCCTGCGTTCTGCGGAGTCGCGGCACAGATTCCAGAAGGCATACGCGCAGCTATTCGAGAGGGCTGCACAGCATTTCGTGACACGCGAGGCCAGGGCGGCGGCGAGGGCGCTGGCGAGGGCGTTTAAGGGTGACAGGCCGGTTGAGGATCTGATGGCCGACCTTCGCAAGTTCTATGCGTCGTTCGGTGAATCGGTGCGACGAGAAATGCTTCCAGTGGTGCTCGCTTTGGCGCATCTCGTGCGTCGTGAGATCGAGATTGAAACGGGCAGCGCGGTGGCTGCCGAGAATGTTGAACGGTTCGCGCAGCGCTACGTGAACGATTTTGCGGACAAGCACATTGGCGACTCTATGGGGCAGGTGAGGGCCTTGCTGGAAGAGGTTGATGCCGACGAGTTGCAGGGAGTGTTGGAGCAGCGTTTCAGTGATTGGGAAACGGACAGGGCCGCGAAGATTGGAGCAACCGAGTCGGTGAAGTCTGGCAATGCTCTGTCGGTGGTGGCCTACGGCATGGCAGGAGTGCTGACGCTGGTTTGGCGCACCATCAGTCAGAACTGCCCGCTGTGCAATCAAATGAACGGTCGGACGGTTGGTACTGGTGGGAAGTTCTTGCACAAGGGCGACACGGTGCAACCGGATGACGAGGATACGCAACCGCTTGTCGTGCGCCGGGGTGTGCGTCACCCGCCGCTGCATCGCGGTTGCGATTGTGTAGTTGGGCGAGGTTAAAGGAGAAGCCATGAAGCTTGAAAAGAGAGTGTACGATGTGGAGCTCCGTGCCGAGTCTGACGACGCCGGCCCGAGAAAGATTGTGGGGCACGCAGCAGTGTTCGACAAGCCGTCTCTGGACCTCGGCGGGTTTCGGGAGTTGATTGCTCCCGGTGCTTTTGCCAATGCAATCAAGGAAGGCGACGACGTTAGAGCTCTGTGGAACCATGATGCCAACTTGGTGCTGGGGCGGACCACTAGTGGGACGTTGAAGCTATCGGAGGATGACACTGGTCTGCGAATGGATATCAACCTCGAGGGCGCACCGGACCAGGTTCGGGATCTGGCAAAGTCCATCGTTCGCGGTGACGTTAGCCAGGCGTCTTTTGCTTTCAACCTTCGCAGTGCAGAGGGTGATAGCTGGCACGATGACGAGGACGGCCAGACGTGGCGAACGCTGCGTGACCTGAGGCTGTCTGACGTGTCGCCAGTTACCTACCCGGCGTATCCTGACACTGCGGTTGCGACACGTTCTCTGGAGGCTTATCTAAAGTCTAAGGACGTTGAGGAGTGCGACGAGGCGGAGTATCTTGAGAGAGCAGTTGCCTCTGCGCACAACTTGAGGTAGAATACTTTTTGACATTGGCGCGTCGGGCACGCCTCGAGAGAGGGCGGAAAGCTCAGCTTTGACTCGACCCGACACGCAGCAGTAGCAAGGCGTTACGCACAGCGGACGCGGAGTTGCTCCCCAATAACCTGGGGTGTGGCTCCGCGTTGTTGCGTTTGCCCCGCCCCGAGAGTGTGAGGCAAACGTAATGAGTCTGTACGAACAAGCAAAGCAGCTCCGTGAGGAGCGTAAGGGCTTGTCGGAAGTGCTGCTCGCCATTCCTCGGGAAGCGGAGAATGGCAAGCTGTCGGCTGAGCAGCGTGAGAAGTTCGACAAGATCGACAAGGACATCCAAGAGCTAGACGAGAGCATCGAGCGCGTCGAGTCGGCCCTGGAGCAGGAGCGGAAGATGGCGGCTGTAGAGCCGCTCAAGGCCGCGAACCGTGAGACGGCCAGTGTTAGCGAGCCCCCGAAGTATGAGGACTCGTTGCGGCGCTGGGCGACCGATGAGGCTACCGCAGAGGATCGTTCGGTTCTCGGTGTGAAGACCAACTCTAAGGGTAGCTATATCGACATCAAGCTCCCCGACTTCCGTGCGCAGTCCGTTGGCACGGATTCCGAGGGCGGCTATCTGCGTCCCGAGGGCTTCTGGCCAGAGCTGCGCAGGGCAATGCTGATGTTTGGCGGCATTCTGGAGAATGCGCGAGTGGTGCGTACCGCTACTGGTGCGGTTCTCCCGATTCCGACCGTTGACGACACGTCGAATACCGGCGAGGACGTTAGCGAGAACGCAGAGGTTGCCGAGCAGGACGTGACGTTCAGCGAGAAGCAGCTCGATGCGTACAAGCTGGGCAGCGGTCTGATTCGTGTCTCGCATGAGTTTCTGAACGACTCGGCGTTCCCGGTTGACGGGCTGATTGGCTCGCTTCTGGGTGAGCGTCTCGGTCGTCGTCTGAATACTCGTGCTACGACCGGTACGGGTTCCAGCCAGGCCAACGGTTACGTGACGGCTTCGACCGCCGGCACCACCACCGCCTCGGCCACGGCTGTTACCTACAGCGAGATCCTCGGCCTGATTCATGCCGTCGATCCCGCCTATAGAGCGAGTCCGAATTTCCGGGTTGCGTTCAACGATTCTTCGCTTCTGGCTCTCAAGCAGTTGGGTGTCGGTTCGTCCGATGCTCGCCCGCTGTGGCAGCCGGGCATGGCCGTTGGCGAGCCGAACACGATTGATGGCAAGCGCTATTTCATCAATCAGGACATGGCCGACATTGGCTCGAGCGCAAAGGCGTTCGTGGCCGGTGACTTCTCGCAATTCTGGGTGCGTTTGGTTGAGGATGTCCGGTTGCTCCGTCTGAACGAGCGTTTTGGTGAGTTTGACCAGGTTGGCTTCGTTGCCTTCCTGCGCATGGACTCCGAGCTCGCCACCGGCAGCACCAAGGCCCTCTATCACCTGCCCCAGAAGGCGTAAGGGAGACTTTCATGAAGCATGTAGTTGCCAATAACGGGCCGGTAGTCAAGACGGCGAGTTACACGATTACCGCCAAGGAAAGCGGTTCTGTCTTTGTGGCGGATGCTGTTGACTTGGTATTCACGCTGCCTTCGGCAGAGGCTGGTCTGAGGTATACGGTTGTTGTGGGCACGGTGTCCGCAACTACCGGGTGCTCGATTTCGCCGGCTGCTGCCGATTCGATCAACGACGGGACGGCGAACAAGGATTACATCAACACCGCCGCAACCGACGTGATCGGAGACAGCATCACCGTTGCGTGCGATGGGTCTACCTGGTGGACCGAGGCGATGCACGGCATTTGGGCTGCCGAGGGTTAATCCTTGAAAGTCCGAATGAAGGTGTCTATGTGTGGCCCTAACTGCCAGCGGCAGGCCGGGTCTGAGCAGGACATCGACAAGGCAGAGGCGGAGAGCTTGATTGCTGCCGGTTTTGCTGAACCGCTGCGCTCACCCGGTGTGGAGCGAGCAGTTGCTCCGCGTGGGGAGAGGGCAGTAACCCGTAGGGGTAAAAAGTGAGTCGTCCTGTCGTCACAGTCACGGCTGGCCCAGCCGACAAGAGCATTGCAGTTCTCAGCACGGTAAAGACCGAACTGGGTATCACTGGCAGTTCGAAGGATACTAAGCTAAACCGTTTGATTCGTGCGTGTGGGGTTGCATTTGCTGGAGAGCTGGGCCGGCCACTGTGGCGGCAGGTTTACTCTGAGCAACTTCCTGGTGACGGGGGAGTTTATCTCCCCCTATCCAGGTGGCCTATTGAGTCTGTGTCTTCTGTGGTGATTGGTGGGGTAACGGTAACGGCTAGTGAGTATTCGATAGCCGCGCCTGAGCGGTCTACGCTCTACCGATCTAACGGTTGGGCAAAGACCACGTTGGCGAAGGAGCGCGGATATCCGGGCTCAGGTGATCGTGAATTGGAGTACACGGTTGCGTATACGGGCGGGTGGGTCACTCCTGGGAACCTATCGGACTGGACGGCTTCCACGGCTTACACGGTGGGGGAGTTTGTTCGGTCTACCGATGTGTCCGTGCTGGTGCTCTTTGAATGTACTACGGCTGGCACTAGTGACTCGTCAGAACCTACGTGGGATGTGGATGCAGGGGATACTACGGTGGACAACACCGTGACGTGGACTGCTCGGGCTGCCGTAGAGCTGCCAGAGGATATACAAGAGGTCGCACTGGTGCAGGTGGCCGACTGGTTCCGTGGCGGGCTTGCTATTCCTTCTGGGATCAAGAGCGAACAACACGGTCCGCACTCGCTTGAGTATTTCGAGAGCGGGGCCAGTCCGATGGCCGCTGTCGTGTCTTCTGTGTTGCGGAGGTACAAGTGAGCGGCGGCGGA